CAAAGATAAACATCGCCATTATCTAAAATCCAACGACTATCTATAACAAAGCCTTTAGTATCGTCATCAGTTTCTGTTGGTGTAGTTGTAAAGTTATGAGATACCTCACGAATGGTAAAACCATCGCCACCCATTACATATAATCTACCCGCTTCCCATTTCAATTCGTAATCAACCGCACATCGCAAAGCAATACCTTTAGATCCACCAAGACCTGCATCGGTTGTTCCTTTTTTTAAGTTTGCACCATTGTCTAATAATATTTTATCGCCATCGGAAATGGATATGTCAGTACCATCAGTAATATTGCCTTCAACTAAAACTTCGGCAAGAGTTTGAGAGCCACCGCCACCTGTTGAGTTAATTACCGGATTTAAAGGATCAGTATTGTCAACTGCGCTACCGGTTACACTTTGAACTGTTCCGCTTAAAGGATTTATAGGAATTTCAACTGCTAACTCCCAATGGTCAGTTAATGACATAACCGCATTTAAATTTTCGGTGCAAATAACATCTGGATAACCATTAACATTTAAAAAAGTTCCTGCGCCACATAAAAAGAAACTTGGTAATTCAGGAACATCTGGCAACTGTTGACCATCGGTAACTGATATCGCAATATAACCAACACCACCACTTACACCAATAGCAGTAGCAACTAAATCAACTAACTCTTGTATTGTAGCAGATTTTAAGTCAGTTCCTACGGTATGCGGAAATAAATTTGTTAAACTTAACGTTTCATCCGGTAGTTGGTCAACTCTAATCGTTGTAATTAATTCGGGATTTATTGCCATATTTTTATAATTTCATTATTTTTAACAATACCATATAAGGTTGCATGTTTTTATTAATACCACTTACACCTGTGCTTTCAGTTACATAAGTTCTCCCTGTTCCTGTTCCATCGTTTAAAGTTGCAAAAGTATCTCCAGCACCACCTCCTAATATTGCAACGTTGTGAGTGTGTTCAACTACAACCGCATTTTTACTTCCTCCAATGGCTTTGATAACATTGTAATTATTTCCATAACCAATACTTACTAAACCATCTAAATTTGGAGTGCCATTTTGACCATTACATATAGCATAACCAACCATTAACTCAATACCTAATCCTGTTCCATCAAAATTGTCATCAATATAAGTTTGGGTAACCCATAAATCTTTAATCTCAAATTGAAAAGCGTTAGCGTTTATATTTACAAAATCAACTAAATCTTGACCATCTATTTGTTGTAAATCAGTTCCATTTTCAACTGCTATTTTAGAAGTTAAATCTATTGTTCCTATTGGTAACTCACCAACACGAATTGTGGTTATTTCTGATGGATTTATTGCCATTATTCTGTTGTTTTAATTATATAATTTGCATCTGTATTCGTTGTCAGTATTACATCCGGATCACCATCATTCAATACAAATTCACCTAATCCTCTTGTGTTTGGAATACCATAACCAACCATTGAACCAGTAAAGCTTAAAAAGTCATCAACTGCCGAAACCTCCGTAAGTTCAGTAATATAGCATTTACCATAGTCAACTGTTGGAAATGTATTGCCTTGTATTTTCCAATCCAAAAGGATTTTTTGTCTTTTTAACAACTTTAATTTATCGTATGAAGCAACGGTAAAAGTTCCACCTGCTACAACTGTATTGATTTGTATTCCTTCAAATGATATGCTATATCCTTGCATCATAGGTCTTGAAGTATTCCAACCATCGTTATCTCTTGTTGTAGTGGATAACATTTCCGCACTTTCAGAAAAAGAATTACTTGTTAAACAACCTATTGGCAACCAGTTACCTTGTTGCTTTATATATAAAATTCTATCGCTGCCGTTGTAATATTCCATGTAGTAACTTTTACAAATACAAATATATAATAAAATATCGTCTTATTTATAATCAGTCTAAATTATTTTTATATATTTGTAGTTATTAAAACTACTTTAATGGCAAAGAATAGAATAGCTTTAGCTTGGGATGCACTTACAGGCTCAAATAAAAACCTTTTTAACCAAAGTATATATAAATTAGTCGGAGGCCTTACCTCTACCTATAATACTACTTTAGAAACTTTAATAACAAAAGGTTACGGAGAAAACCCTGATGTTAATGCAATAGTAAATCAACAAGCCTCCAAAACAACATCAGTTCCTTATTGCGTTAAAAAAATAGATGATAAAGAAGCTTATAAAAAGTTAAAAAAATATCCTAACAATCCAACGTTTCAACAAAAGTTATCAATTAACAAACTTAAACGCAAAGCATACGAAACGGATACCGAGTTGCCAATGCCATTAGAACGGCCTAATGTTAACCAAACATGGAACGATATATTTTTCTTATACAAAGTATATCTTAAAGTTTGCGGTAATGTTTATCTCTATAAGCAAACAATTTCGGAAGGAGCAAACGCAGGAAACCCATTGCAACTTTATATCCTTCCTTCTCATTGGATGCAAATAGTCTTAAAACCAAATGCGGCTTTAATGAGTATTGAAAACCCGATTGATTATTATATTATGCAACAGGGCAATCAATTAATAAGGTTTGAAGCTGCTGATATAATCCACATTAAACGATCAAACCCTTTTTATAATCAAAGTGGAACACATCTTTATGGTTATAGTGAATTAATGGCCGCTATTAGAAATATAAATAGTTCTAATAATGGAATAGATAATAATTCCAAAACAATGCTTAATAGCGGAGTTTATGGCTTTATTCACGCTGGTGATGGAGCAACACCATTAACAGCAGAGCAAGGGCAATCTTTAAAGGAAAGACTTGTTGAAATGGATAATGATAGTACAAGACTTTCAAACATAGCCGGAGCATCTGCCAAATTAGGATTTACACGTATTTCACTTACAACCGATGAACTTAAGCCTTTTGACTATTTAAGTTATGACAGACGTACTTTAGCCAACTGCCTTAATTGGAATGTAGATTTGTTAAATGAAGAAAAGAACGGCAGCGGATTTGGTGTTGATACAATGAACGAAGCACGTAAACGAGTTGTAACTGATAATATCAAACCGGATTTAGATTTGTTAGCTGAATACCTTAATTTGGAATTTATACAAAAATTCAAAGGTTATGAAGATGCTTATATTGAATGGGATATTTCAGAACTACCGGAAATGCAAACTGATATGGAAACCATGTCTAAATGGGTGAATAGTGTTCCTTTAACATTAAACGAAAGACGTGAAGTATTCAACTACGAAGAAATTGACGATGATATGATGAATGAGATTTATATCCCTACCGGAATAGTCAACTTAAACGATCCAACACTTAACACGTTAATGGATGGACAAACTACGCTTTAGACAAGAAGTTCAAGCCTACCGAATAGTTAGAAGAAATATTATTAAAATAGTTAACGCTATTCCCTTTTATAATATGTCAAAGCTAACTTATGAAGCTTTAATTAATTCAAACGTTACCCAAACTCAAATAAAGGATATGTATAAAGAGATTTATACTACTTTAGGCAATCCACAATATAAACGTATTAAAAGAAGCATAAAAGCTGAATTAGACTTTGAAACAATTATTGCTAATTGGCTTAACTCAAATATGGGTTTGCGTATTGTTTCCGTACATCAAACCTTAATTGATTCAATCGTTGCTGTTATAGCAAATGGATATGAGAATAATCTATCAGTTGCCGACATAACAAGAAACTTACAAAAGAAGTTTGGATGGTATAAATATCAAGCTTTAAGAATAGCAAGAACTGAAACCACAACCGCAACTAATTTCGCTACTGTTGTAGCTGCTCAAAACTCCGATTTCGTATTAGAGAAAACTTGGATAAGTGTGCAAGATAACAGAACCCGCAGACCGCCTAATTCAATTTATGACCATTTAGATATGAATGGAGTTAAAGTGGATATTAATCAACCATTCTTTACAAGTGGCGAAGAAATAATGTATCCTGGTGATCCAAATGCAAAGGCAGGAAATGTAATTAACTGCCGATGCAAAGTGGTATTTACTGTTAAAGAAGATGAAAACGGATTACCAATAAGAAAAACTATCCTTTAATAGTTGGCTTAATTGTATTATTTCCATAATCAGGACTTACTGTATATTGAATGTCTGCAATATCAGTATTATAAAACTCCAATAACTTAACTTGTGATTTATTAGTTTTATAATCATAATCATATTCTATTGGCATAAATAACCCTGTAATATTATCAATAGTTATAACTGACATATAAGGTATTTGACCATAAATACTACCCGAAAACACTTTGATTGGATTTGATTGTATTCTTAAATCATCCATAGCTGAAATACCCAACAAAGGCAAATTTTCAAACTTATCTTTACGAGTCCAATTAGTTGTTAATTCTATCAAATCTTCTTTATAAATTGAGCCAATTAAAGATGATATTCCATCGCCATTAAATACTTTTTGATTTTCTTTTGTTATCGAGCTTGGTGGTTGTGAACGAGTAACTGTGTGAAATTCACCAACTATACCTGATTTCGCAATTTCATTATTCAAAAGCTGTACATAAGTGAAATTTGATATTCCTGTTCTTTGAATTAATGGCGGTGTATAAATATATGGTTTAGGACCATATATTGTTATTGTAACATCGCAATCATCAATTAAAGGAGGTAAAACTAATTCATAGTTTAAAAACAATTCACTTGTTTTATATTCACCAAAAACGAAATTTCTTTTATAATTAGTTGTAGTCCATTCATTATTCATATTTAAATAATAACCATCACTTGTAGAAATTTGAAAGAAAAAAGTTTGTCTAACGTTTTTACTTGACAATTTTAGTCTAAAGCTTAAAATTTCATCTTGTGTAAATGGAACAGGTGTAGAAGTTATAACTTCATAAATTCCATCATAAACTTGCGCTCCAATTTTTAATCCTGAAGTTGAGCCATCATTAATAATACCTAAAACTGTTAATCCATCTTCTATTATTGGCAAATCTGGGTTTACTGTCCAATCTTCAAAAACCAAATCTTCATCATGATTTAAATTTGGATTTAAAACCAATCCTTCCAAAAAGCCATATTGATAATTCAATCGATAAGCCGATATTGCGCCTTTAACTTCTATTTGTTGATTGCCATCACAATGATGAGGATAAAAGTTATTTATCTGACTTCCTAAAACAGCATTTAAATTCTTTGTAAAAGTTGTATCAGTATCTTGATTTATAAAAGTAGTATAACCATTTAATTGTAAATCGTTAGGTCTATAAATCCACCAATTAGCATCCTGTTGTGTTATAACTGCTGAAAACAAATTTAGCATCGAAGTTAATACCTCGTTGCAATCCATTATAACAATATCGTTTTGGTCTTTTATAAAACGATCTGCATTTACATAAATATCTTTTAAAATATTTGTTCCGGCATAATCTACATAAGTAACTTCTGTACTGGTGTTAATTGTTAATGATAGTCTTGTTCTATCTAAACAACCTTTTATAACATCGTCTATATTAACATACCAAGCATCATTAACGTAACTTTGTTGGCATCCATCGGGTTTTATATATCCTTCAAATATTATTTGACTGTTTTTTAATAATTCAGTCTTATAGGTAAATTCATCTTCAAGTAAAAACTCATCAAAGGTTAATGTTTGATTTGCCTCTAAAGATAATTCTAAAGCTGTTCCTCTAATTGGAGTTAATATAGTGTCAACACTTGACTTTTTAAGTGTAAATGTTCCAAAGATTTCGGATGCAGTACCTTGATAATTGCTTTTATAAATATTTAGTGTATAATCATCAAAATATAAATAATACTTTAAGTTAGTTCCAAATGGCTCTACATCTTCAGTAGTTATTGTAATGTTTTCGTTTAAATCTTCACCAATGGTAACAACAGCATCCGCTTGTATTAAAACTTCAATAGTGGAGTTAACTAAACTATAACTTATTAATTCGTTTATATAGTTTTCACGTAAATAACTTAATAATATTTGTAATGTTTCATCAAGCGATGTTCCTATTGCTAATTGATAATCTTCATCAGG